GCACTTTTTAAAGGAATACCTGGAATAATATATGTTGTCGTAGTTTCTGCCAACGCATAGTAATCATCAAAATCAATCGAGTTCTTCTTTACTGTAACAAGATTTGATTCTAAATCAGTCGTAGTAGTAATCTTCTCATATCTATAAACTGTAGATTGAACATATTCATATGCATTATTTGCAGTCGTAGTCTGTGCATTAAATGCTAATTGAAATTCTGATTGATACTTTGCAGTTAAGTAATCAATGAATGTCTGATAGTTCATTGGCCAATCCCACAAAGGATCCATTAGCTGATTCGAATGCATTACAATCCAATACTTGTATGGATCACCATAATACTTGTGTGCGACAGTCTCTGGTGTATCGCCTTCTTGCACGTTATACTTATAGAATACAACTGAGTTGTTTTTAAGATCATCTAAGATTGTAGCCCTAGACATTATGTTTGTCATCAGAATTCTATTGCCATTCTGATCTCTAGTTACAATTTTAGGTAAAGTGTCGAAGTATAACATTAGTATCCTTCCTTGATTCTGTTCTTATCGACAATCTCGATTTCTTTGAATTGTAGTGTCAACTTGGTTTGCACTGGTTCACCGCCATCGTATGTTGCCCAACCGATCGGTGCATAATCAACAGAAACACTCTCTAATACCGATCTCGTAATCCTATTTACATTTTGATTTTCTGTGCCATTGTAATAAAATTTAATATCAAACATATCAGGCACTTTGAAAAACATACCTTGTGATCCAAATACACCATTCTTGTTAATCTCTGGTGCCGACGCATACTTAAATTGATATATGATATCTTTGATTGTTTTCGCTTCTTCTGCACTGTATGGTGTTAGTGTAAAGTCGAATTGAAATCTTCTAAAGTCTAGTCCTTGAAATAGAACTTGCATCTGTGGATTAACTGCTTGTCCAATGCCACGTAATAATAATTGAGATGCAGCATCACCATCCATACCCAATTTACCTAAAGTTTGACCAGCAAGTTGACGAAGAAATGGATCACTTCCTACTGCATTGACAATATTGCCTGAATTTAAACCTCCACCTTCAAAATTTTTATAGGTGTCATATAACGATGCACCGCCTTGTGCTAAGAAGTATGGCGTACCTAAAGCAGCAGTTAAACTTAAATCACCATATCCTGCACTATATGTAACATTAACAGTATCAGGAACATATAAATTAATATAAGTTCTAGGTCTACGTTTCACATCAGATTGTGCAATTGCTTGCACTGCTGCTGACGCTTGATTATATACTCCCCTAAGATTACTTTCTAAACCGGAAACTTCAGCACCATTCGTTCTCGCATCTAACGATTGATTTTGTAATATTGCAAGATTATTCTCATAATCTGCTTTTATATTGTTAGCATATGTTGGATCTGGTTCAAGAATCGTGAATCCAATATAATGCCGACGTGTCGAATCTGTACCAAGATTTCTGGGATATTGATAGTTTACCCTCTTGTATTTGTTTTCGTATAGTGAACTGAGTGGACCACTCACCCCACCAGACATGGAAGAAAACAGATTTGTGAAGGAAAGGTTCATGTTTTTTAAATAGAGTTTGATATATATTATATTTATATGTCGTACAAAGGTAAATTCACACCTAGAAACCCACGTAAATACCGTGGTGATCCACACAATATAATTTATAGATCATCCTGGGAATGTAGGGTGATGTCCTGGTTAGATTCAAACGATAGTGTTCTAGAGTGGGCATCTGAGGAACTATTCGTGCCGTATAAGTCTCCAATTGACGGCAAGATGCATCGATACTTTCCAGACTTTCTAGTTAGATTCAAACAGAAAGATGGCACCACTAAAGTAATGATGATTGAAGTTAAGCCAGAAAAACAGACAAAACCTCCAGTCAAGAAGTCTAGAGTCACTAAGCAATACATCAACGAAGTCGTAACATGGGGTACGAATGAAGCGAAATGGAAAGCAGCAACAGAATACTGTTTAGATCGTGGATGGATGTTTAAAGTGCTGACAGAGTATGATCTTGGGATTAAATAATCAACATAAATATATTCATGAAAGCATCTACCCTCACAACATTAGCACAACAAAAGACTGGATTGGAATTAGAATTTCTATCCAGAAAGTCTGTTGCATGGTATAAAGATCAGATTCAAGGTATGAAAAGTCCAACTAGACTTGCAAGAGAGATTGCAGTCGAACGAGATCGCCAAGGTAAACGATTTCTAATGGGTGGACTGTATCACTACTATTATGATCCAAAGACTAAAGAAGAATTACCATACTATGATATATTCCCTCTGGTGATTCCGTTACAGAAGTATCCAGATGGTTTTCTAGGACTCAACTTACATTATCTGCCAATCACTATGCGAGCAGCATTCATGGACAAACTCATGAACTTTGCTATGATGAATAAAGATGATGATCCTATGAGACTCAGAGTAACATATGATATTTTGAATGCGACAAATCGATATAAAGAATTCAGACCTTGTATTAAAAGATATTTAACATCACATATTGTTTCTAAGATTATGACAGTGAAACCACATGAATGGGAGACAGCACTCTTTCTACCCACTCACCAGTTTAAGAAAGCACCTGTATCGAGAGTGCATAAAGATTCACGAGATCAAATTAGAAGGACAACGTAATGGCAGGTTCTATTGCAGAATTCAAGGCTAGTTTTAGAACTGAGTTAGCCAGACCAAATAAGTTTGATGTGTTCATTCCAATTCCAGTTGGACTGGCACCATACTTAACTGTGTCTAAGGCACTAAACTATCGTTGCGAAAGCACCGACTTACCTGGTAGAGCAATCGCTACTACTACACAGAAGATCTATGGACCGGAAGAGAAGTTTCCATATCAAACAACATACAATGATATTAGTTTGACGTTTATCTGTACAGATAAAATGGAAGAGAAGAACTTCTTTGATGCATGGCTTGAGTATATCAATCCATCAGTCACATTTAACTTTAAGTATAAAGAAAAGTATGCAGTGAATCTGAGAATCAATCAATATGATGTTCGTAATAGAGTTTCATACTCAGTAGACTTAGTTGAAGCATTCCCCATTGGTATCAATGAGATGCCTCTCGATTGGTCATCTGATGGATATCATAAACTAACAGTCACATTTGCATACACCAAATGGAGAAACAACTCTGTTCAAGCACTCGCTATGCAGTTACTTGAAACTGGACAGATACCACCAATTGATTCTGTTGTCAGAGGTGCTGCTGAAGGTGCAATAGGAATTTCATTACCATCTACAAGTTAATTATGGAGTAAATTATGGCATTACCGAAAATTGATACGCCAACGTATAGTATCACATTACCACTGAGTAAGAAGTCGATTACATTTCGACCATTTCTAGTCAAAGAACAGAAGAATCTTTTGATGGCGATGGAATCGAATGACAAAGAATCAATCGAAAGAAACATTAGGCAAGTTCTAAACAACTGCACTCTCACAAAAGGTATTGATATTGATCGATTACCTGTGATTGATGTTGAGTTCTACTTTCTAAATCTTCGTGCTCGATCTGTTGGCGAGATTGTAGAGAACAAATATCGATGTGATAACGTCGTGGAAGAAAAACCATGTGGCAATATTATGGAATCAGAGTTCAACATTCTTGATATTAAAGTTACGAATATCAAAGATGGTGATGATTTGATTCAGATTACAGATAATGTATCTCTGAAGTTAAAGTATCCAGAATACTCAATTGTATCTCGTCTTTCTAATCTTCAAAGCATTTCTGAGATTGCATTTGAAATGATTGCTGATTCTGTTGACTATGTTTACGATGGCGAACAGATGTATTATGCAAAAGAAACACCTCGAGAAGAGTTAATTGAATTTATTGAATCACTTAATACACAACAATTTAAAAAGATCGAAGAGTTCTTTTCTGATTTGCCTAAGTTAGAGAAGAAGATTGAAATGAAGTGTATGAAATGTGGATTTCAACACTCACTTGATGTACAAGGTCTCGAAAGTTTTTTCGAATAACATTTGGTCATGAGAATCTTAGAAACTATTATAAAACTAATTTTTCTTTGATGCAACATCATAAGTATAGTCTTGCTGAACTAGAGAATATGATGCCGTGGGAACGAGATATTTACATTGGTATGTTGATGCAGTATATTGAAGAGGAAAATCTAAAACTAAAACAGAAATTAAACGAACGAAGAATTAGATGAACTACCACGAATCGGCTAGAACTAGAAAGACAGGGCTATCGACATTAATATTAAATAAGTTAATGTCTGGTGGTTCTGTTGGTTCATCTATCAAAGGTGCCATATCAGATAGAATGCAAGCTTCTGTAGTGGGTCTTAAAGAGAAATTTGATCCACTAAACATTGCATCTAAGTTAACTGGTGGATCAAGAATAGGACCAGCATTACTTGGCAGAATGACTGGTCGAAGCAAAGAAGATATCGATTACTTTGCACACAATAGAAGAGTTCATCGATTTGATAACGTGATGAATAAAGGTCAAGGATCTGGCGACTCTAGAAAATCAATAGAAGTATTAGAGAACATCTATTCTTT